TTTATGCCGCTAGGGCTACACGTTTTGTTTGCTCAAACGTGCATTCATATTATGCCCTATATGCCGCGTAAATACTGGATTCTATCGTTTGAAATGACCAAAAAATACCCCCAATATGGATGCTGTTTTTGGTCACTGGCAACCGTAATTTGGCTATCAGACAAAGAAAATTTCATAATTTGCGGCTTGGGTTTGTTCAGTTCGGGTTGCTACGCCGAATGCCATTGCCAGCGCTTGCAAGCCGTCGATACGACCAAGAGGACGGGACTTGTCCAGTTTGCGGTTTCCCGCCGGGTCTTTGGTGGTTGTGGCATTGGCCGCGCACATGGTCAGCACCGGGTGATTGCCATGCGCGATCTCCTCGTTCAGTAGCGCCGCTTCCAGCGCGTCCAGCGCCGGTGACATATCTTTGAAGCCCTGCCCCCACTCGACCAGTGGAAAATCCAGCCCCAGACGGTCAAGCTCGCGTCGCAGCACATCGATACGCCAACGGTCAAAGGCAATCGCCCGGATGTCCACATCGGCCAAAATGGCGGCCATGTCATTTGCCACTTGCTCATAGTCGATTGCAGCGCCGTCACAGGCTCGTAGCAAGCCTTGCTGCATCCAGGCAAGGTATGGGGCGCGGTCGCGGCGTTCGCGCTCTTGCAGCCCCTGCTTTGGCGTCCAGAAATACGGTTGTACGCACCACACGCCATCGACTTGCCCGATGAGAACCAAAGCCGTCAAGTCGGTACGCGCCGACAAGTCCAATCCGCCGAATACTTCGCCATCAAATGGTGCGGGTTCGGTGCTGTTTGCCTTCCATACGTCGGGGCTGATAAACGGGCTGTCCAGGCTTACGCGCTGGTTCAGCAGCAGATTGCGCGCCGTGTTCGCCATGCTTGGCATGCGTTGCTGCATTTGTTCGCGCATATCGGTCAGACTGCGAAACGTCCCAAGCGCTGGATTGGCCGCTTGCCATGCGGTTTCGTCCAGCAGGTCGCAATCCTTGGCGGCTTCGTATACACGGCAGACCGTGCGCGGGTCGTCACTGGCGCGCGCATCGTCGATCCAGATACTGAAGAGATCGGCATCGCTCATGGGGTATCCCGCTTATATCGCAGCCTTGCAGGGCGTTTTTCCCGTGTCGCTCGCGCATGGTCTTGTGCGAGTGGCAGCTATGGCACAACGGAACCAGATTTGACCGGTCGTTGTTGCTGGGGTCGCCATCATGGTGATCTACATCAGTCGCCAGCGTGATCCGTCCCATCCGCTCGCACGCACGGCACAGCGGGTTTTCTTGCAGTACGGATGCGCGCAGTTTGCGCCATGCTGCGCTGTTTAACGGAATCGTGCGCCGGGGGTCAGCATCGCGCCCGCTCGGATTGGCTCGGCGTCTCATTGCACAACCTCTTTGCTCGGATACGGCAAGGGCGGGATGGTCGGCGCATTGCGGTCTGGAATAGGGGTATCGTCCAGCCCGGCGTTTTCCAACTCGCGCGCCTCACTCCTGCGCATCCATCCCGCCTGTATGCCACTGGCGTAAAACGCGGCGCGCGTCGTGCTGTCGCCACGCAACAAACCTTCTACGGAATGCTCTGCAAAGTACAGGTTTCGCCCGGCTCCGGTTAGGCACTTTGTCGCAATGCCTTGCTCCCACATGGTCAGCCAGCGACGCAACGTGAGCGTGACAAATTGCCGGTTCAATTCGACGCTGTTGGAATAGTTCGCACTCTCCATCGCCCCGACAATGACGGGCGGTACGCGAAACAGGCGACAAACTTCGTAGACATTGAACCTGCGCGCCTCGATCCATTCGGCGTCTTGCATGCTCATGCTGATCGGTTTGTAGTCCATCCCCAATTCCAATACCGGCAATTTTCCACTGTTGGCCGCGCCGCTAAATTGGCTTGACCAGGATTTCCTTATTTCGTCGCGCTGCCAAGGCTTAAGCAGTTCGGCAACTCGCAGCACACCGTGTAGCTTCGCTCCATGACGAAACGTGGCCGTGCCGTGTTCCTGTTCGGCTTGCGCCAACTCAATGACGCCACGCGCAACCGCAATGGGCGACAAACCCAGCACACCATCAGCACCGATCCTGTGACGCAAATGCAAACACTCATCCTGCAACAGGCGCACCACATCGCCCCTGCGATCGGCGTATTCGTAAGCCAGCTTGCCATTGGGCAGACGCAGCACCTGGACATTGGAGACAGGCCATAACTCGCATACCTGGCCGCTGCCGTCGCGCACAATGCGGGCAAAGGCGTTACCGGTCAAGAGTACCGATGCCGTCATAAATTCCCGAAACTCCATGGCGGTCTGCTCGGGGTTCGCGGTGTCCTGCAATACCCGATAAAGCGGATGGTTGCGCGCTTTGATACGCGTCGTACCACTGTCCTGATACAAATGCAGCGGCAGGGTAGAAACAGTCTCTGCGATAGCCTGGACACACGCATACACGGCGGCGATACCTTGCGCCGTCTGCGGGTTGACAGAACCAGCACGCAAGGCGGCAAAATCGTTCCAGTACGAGTCTCCCCCGGCGGCTTGATGGTTGCTGCGCCGTTCAAAGCCCATGCGGTGTAAAAGCCGGGTCAGCATCGCACCGTATCCAGCCAAAGCCGCGCGGCAGTGTGTGCTTGTGCCGCGCCGGGCTTGTAACGCAACGCTACGCTCGTGTCTTGGTACGCGGGGTCATGCGTGAGCGTAATTTCGATCAGGTCAAGGTCGGTCAGCAGGCGATAAGCCTTGCCATTTCGATCTTCCCACGTCTGGCCGCCGTCGCGCACACGAAATCCAACGCTGCAACCGGCTATGTCGCCGCGCCGGATCAGTTCGGCAATGTCCCGGCCATGCGTCGTATCAGGCAAATCCAGCGTAAAACGTAACCCCTTGTCATCCTGCGCCAGTCGCAACGTTTGCGCGCGGGTCGTACCCAATAAAGCATCGGTTTGATGGTGGTACAGCGCCTTGACATTCTGACCGGATACCAGGCTGGCAGCAAAAGCGCCCGCCCGGATTTCCTCGGTAAAGTCGCCCAGGTCGGCAGGCCGGGCAAAGACGGCAGCGTAGCCGCCGACCGTGCGCCCATTGCCTTGCAAGTCGCCAGCTGCGCGAATCTCCATTGCTTACACCGTCAAATCTTTGGCAATCACAAAAGCAGATTCGTGGCGGCAGGCTACGCCCACCGTCGCCATGGCACGCACCTGGACGCCACCGCGACTGTACGCCGGTTCAGCATACGGATTGACCAAGATATCCAGTTCAGACCACACGCCCAGCAGGATTTGCGAGAAATCGCCCAGAATGACCGGCTCACCATCGGCGCTGTTGGCAAGGCTACGCGTGACGTGAAGCGCGCGATTCGCCATGCTGGCGTCATCCAGCAGGTAGCCGGGTAATCCCGCTTCCTTCAACGTAGACGCCAATTTGGTTTTGGCCGCGCCCGTGGTCAACCACACGCCGTCATAAATTTCCTCATCTTCCAGTTTCTGCACCATCGCCAGCACCGCAGGCCAGTTCAGGCTTGCCAGCGTGCCGGTCTGCGCACCCGCAAAATTCATCACACCCAGCGGTTCATTGCTCGCACCCTTACCGGCAATGATGGCACGGTCAATCTGCTTGGCAATCAGAGAGCCCAGATCGTCGCGCACAAGCTGTTCAATCTCGGGACTGGATTGCTGGATCAGCTGGCGCGACATTTCCGTTTTGCCACCCACGTGCCGGGGCGACAGTGCCACCGATTCAAAACCCATCTCCCCTTCCGGCACCGCGCCACCTTCGGCTACCCAGCCCGATTCAAGCCCACTGCCATACTTCGGAATGGACAGATCGCCACGTAAGCCTGTGAGCACCCGCACGCCCAATCTGCGGGCAATCAATGCCTCGCGTAGTGAGCCGATGTACAGGTCTGCGCGGTGATCGGTAGGCACGATTTGCGCCGCCGTGCCTGTCGTGTTGGCGCGCTGTTCCAGCAAAGCCAATGGCACAAACGCACCTTGCGCCTTGCGGCCAGTACGGCGCTCGGCCTCTTGCGAATACTCGGCGGCGGCACCATTCAGACTGCGCCCCTCCACTTGACTGCGCAGCACGTCCAGCAGCGATACACGGCTTTCCAGCGTTTGCAGGCCGTCGCCCGTTTTCTGTACCGGATCGCCAACAGCGCGGCGCTCCATCTCATCAACAAACGCCTGGCGCTGTTCGGCAGCTTCCAGTTCGGTGATCTCGGCTTTCAGCTTGTCAAATGCCGCTTGCTGGTCAGCCGTCAAGGTCTTGTTCGCCTCAAGCAACGCGCGTGCTTCAGCCACCTTGGCAGCGCGCGCCTCGCGGATTTCATGCAGTTTCATGGCAGGTTTCCATAGGGGGGTATCGTGCTACCCCTTATACCCAGCGTATGCCCATCATGAAATACCCCGCATGAAGTCTGTACCGCCACAAACAGGCACGGACAGAAACCGTGGCTTTTACGCAAAACACCTGTTTGGCAGGCAGGTTTTCCGGTTCGGCAACCAAAACCGGCTGCGTTTCATGAACCGTTTCATGAACCGTTTCAACAGTCGTTTCAACAGTCGTTTCAACACACACCGACCGCGTTTCACCGCGTTCCATCATGCGGCGCTGTCTCAACTCCCAACGGCGCTGTGTGAGTGTCGATTACACGGCAAAGGGGTTTCGCTCATTTTTTAGCGAAACTCTCACCAACGAGCAAAACGGCCATCTTGTGGGGTGTAGCTATGAACCCGCTTATCCAAACCGCCACGCTCACCATGACCAGCCGCGAGATACATAGCAATGTCATGCGTGACATTCGTAACATGATGGACACGCTGGCCATGGATTCAGAACTGAATCCATGCGCAAAATCAACAAGTTATGTTGGCAGAAAAGAGCGTTATCCGGCTTCCTCAAATTGAGGAAGCCGAGAAAATCAATAACTTAGGGCTGCCCCAACGCGCCAGGCACTACGTTTTCACCGGCGAGCAAGGCAAGCGCGACAGCATCATTGTGGTGGCGCAACTTCACGCTGATTAAGCCAGTAAAACGGCTCCCTGGGGAACCGGTGCTTCGCCATGCGGCACTGTCTCAATTTGCAACGGTGGTGTGTGTGTGATTTTTTAACTGCTTAACTGCAACTGCAACTGCTTAAAAAAAACGCCATACAATAGGTGACTCGTGGCGGAACGATAGGAACCCCAAAAACAGGGGGTTTCGTTCCGTGGCGGAACGAAGTGCCTAGTTATCCACAGATTTTTGTACATACATCGTTCCGCTACGGAACGAAATGCTGTAAAAACGTTCCGCCACGAGTCATCAAAACTTAATTTTCTCGCGCCCGTCGCCACCGCGCCGGATGCTCTTCTGTCGGCGGTTTTCCCATCAAACCATCCGCGCCCATGTATGCCGATGTGACGTAACCTCCGGGCTTGACGTCCAGCTTTGTAAAGTCGCAATCCATCGGATACAGGGTGCAGGCAAACAGGCTGCAATCCAGACGTGAACCTTGCCGCGTCTTGAACAGCAGGCCGCAGTCGATAAGCTCCGATACCGCCGTTCGTAGCGTGTTCCGTCCAGGCCAGCCCAGAACAGCCATTTGCTTCGGCGCAAGGCTAATGTCGCCGTTGTGCTGCGCATTGGTTGACAGCATCCCCAACACGTCCAACAGCAACTTGGCCGCATGCGGCGACAACTCCTTACACGCGCGGCTGCGTAAAAAAGCCAGCGGCACAGGCTGCCATGGCTCTGTGACGGCAATACCGCGCTTACCGCTCTTCTTGCCGCCCCGATCCCGTGCCATTACGCGCCCCCGATCCTCTGGGTTAGGTCTGGGTTTTTTCCGGGAACCAGAAAATATCGCTTGACCTGTACCGGCTTGAAACGTGTTGGCACAGTCTCCCAGATAGCCCCTATGGCGTAACCCTTGGCGCGCAGCAAGGCAACCGTCGAATGCAGGCAGTGATCGCCCAGCCGCTCGGCCTCAAAGCGATTCAGCGAGCGTGTGCGCAGGGTATCCAGAACCATGGATTGTTTCGTTTCCATGTCATGCCCCTCTATTCCATCGCCTGGACATATGCGTCAAGGCGGCGCTGCGCTGCCTCGCTTGCAACAGCGCAGCCCAAATCCTCGGCCAATCCGTTTACCATCTCACCGATGTCATCAGCCTTGCCCCAAATGACTTGAAAGGCATTGGCCAAATCTTCCACACGGCGCACGCCCGGCGGCGTTTCAAGTGCGAGTAGGGTCAGTTTGGCAATTGACGCGATTTCAGAAAACGCCTCGCAGGCCAAAGAA